TTATTATTACGGGAAGCTTTAAGTGGCAAAGATCTTAACAAATATACTGCGGACTCACATGATACATATCAGGCATTTTTAGAAGCTTATAAAAAGAGAAAACAACAAGGAGGAAGAAATAAAAATAAAAAAAAATCCAGGTCTAAATCTAAATCCAGGTCTAAATCTAAATCCAGGTCTAAATCCAGGAAATGAATACATATTTTAATGTATAATTTATTTATTTTTTATTCATTAAAAATTAATAAAATAAATCTCTCTATCTCTCTATTTTTAATTTTAAAAAATAAAATTTATTTTGAGTTGTATTAAATTGTATATTTTTTTATTTTAGTATATTAGCAAACATTTTTGTTTATAGTTTATAAAAATCTTTATAAAATTCTTTATAAAATATATATTTAGCAAAATAAGTATTTTAATTAATATAAATCAAACATTACAAGAATGAATAAATTATTTATTAGACAAAACATTACATCATTATCAATATTATTATTTATAATACTTTTTGGAATTATGGTATATTTAAAACCGGGTTTTATATTTAATAAAGACGGAACAATGCGTCAATTTGGAATTGGATACAAAAATAAAACGGTTATACCAATATGGTTAATTGTAATTATTATGGCATATTTATCATATCTGTTTTTACTTTATTTACATGTGTTTTAATCATGTTTGAAAAAATATTATTCATTATTCAAAACTAACAACCACTTCGACTTTTTCTGTTTTTATACTTTTAATCGCAGAAATAGATAATTCTTCACGTTTTTTACGAGTTTTATTTTTTTCACTTTTTACATCATTTACAATTTTTTCAAAATCTTCAGAATAAGACGATGAAGATGAAACTGAAGATAATGATGATGATGCCGAAGATGATGAAGATAAACGTTTAGAAGTACTATTTCTTGCATTCATATCATTCTCAATCGTTTCATAATTTTGTTGAATAAATTGAATAATATCATTCTCAATTACCCATTTAAAAAAATTCAACTGACCAATCGTTGTTTGAATAAACGTACCATTTTTATAAGGAATCGTGATTCGTTCCCAACGACAAAAGGGATCAAATCGTTTTTTCGAATATGCTTTTAATTTTAATTTATAATCAACATACACCTTGAAACGTCTCGCAGATTTTGAATATTCATTTTGAATCGTATACACTGTAAAAAATTTTTTAGCAAAATTCGTTGCAAACCAGTCAATAATTCGAAGCGATATTTGGGAATGTCCATTAATAATTTGCAACATGACATTCAAATTATCATTATGTTCATAGAATTTTAACAAATTTGTCAATAGTAAATTATTTTGTGTAGTATAACTATTTTCATTATCTGTCAGTATGATATTTTTTATATTTAAAGTATTATTATCATTATTATCATTATTATCATCGTTGAATTCTATTACTGGGTCTATAGTTGTTGCTGTTGCCATTGTTGCTGTTGCCATGTTAATGAAATAATTAAAAAATAAATTTTATTGATACTATCGTTGTTAATTTATTACATGAAGTTTGGTTTATATCCTTTTATTTTTATTTATTTTATTACTTATTATATTTTTTTTTAATAAATAAAAAATAAACAATAAAACACTAATTTTTTTATTCCAACTTTGTAAATGTTAATTGTTTTCCATATTTAAATCGAGAGCTATCCATGGTTCCTTTTTTAAGATTGCATTCCAAACAACAAATGACAACATTGTCGGAATTGTGCCCAATGTTATTATCAATTCTGTCTAGCGTCCATTGAAGTTTAGAATAAATATTTTCATACAAGAGCTCGCACACTTGTTTGCAGTAAAAACATTTAAGCTTGGAACATAATAGTTTTTCAACAAGAGCATCGAGAGATATAAATAAATCCTTGTCATAATGTCGCTTATCAATGTCTTGTCTTTTATATCCATATATCTTTTTTGTCAATTCTTTTATAAAAAATAAACGATGGTCTATACCATCATCTTCAATATTTAGGTATAATTTAGATATCGCATTCATTTGATATGAGTGTGTAAAACAATAATCCGGTAAATTCCATTTTTCACATGCAACCCGTTTTGGTGGAATATAAGCTGTAATTTTTACATTTTCTGACTCATTATCCATTTTTATACTCGTCTTTTCACTTTTATCGGTGTTAACAATGCCGTGTATATTTTTTTTCCCGATAATATTAACATGCTTAATTGTTTTCATAAAAATCTTTATTTTATCTATTTAGTATAATATTTAAATTATTTAATTTTAATTTAATTTTTAATTTAATTATTCCTAAAAAATAAATATAATATATAAGTATAAAAAGGTTTATAAAATGAATATGTTAGATATGCTCTTTTCCCCCCTTACTCGTGAATATTGTTTATATTATTACGGGTTTTCTGTTTTCTTTTATATTTCATTTGTTTTTGTTACTCTTTTTTCACTTTATAGTTTATTTACTAAAAAATTTAGTTTAGGGTTATTGTTGAGTTTATTTATCGGATGTTTTACATACTTTTTAGCATATTTTGTATCACGTCTTTCATACTCCATGTGTGTTGGTAGTTTACACCCTTCTTCATCTGCATCTCCTTTACAGTTTTGATGCGTTGGTTATATTTAATTAAATTTAATTAAATTTTAAATTTTAAATTTTAAAATGACTATAAAATAGTATTTATGAAATAGATTTAAACTCTATTTCATATATATATATAACAAGAACATACATTAAAAATTCATTATTTGTATTTGAAATGACTACTGTATCCGTAGAACATGAAATTGATATTAATGCAAACGCGCCCATTATTAATGACACAACCACAACGACATCCGCTGATGGCGATAATACCGGTAATTCCGGTAATACCGGTAATGCCGGTAATGATACCATGGAATGCATCGAACTTAAAAATATTAAATACAAATCCATGATGTTAAAAAAATCAAGTCCAAAGTTTCTTACAAAACACAATTCAGATAAAGATATAGACAACTTTTTAGAAAAAGAAAGAAATCATAACAAAGAAGACCAGTGGATAAAATTAGATAAGACAATGAAGATAAAAAAAATAAGTGCATTTGTTGAAACATATTCAACTGAATATGAATTAAACGAGAAAGATAAACTGTCTCTTCAAGAATTTTTATCATCCTGTATTGATCAAAAAAAATTACTAAAAACGAAAGATGTCATTTATGATAAAGTAAATGGCGCAATAGTAAATATACCGTGTCTTTTATATACTCCAGCAATGACAAAAAAATTTACTCTTAAACGTTGCGAAAAAAGGCAATCAACCTTAAAATCACTTGCACCAAAAAATAAAGTTAAAAAACCCAATAATAATATAATAATTTAATAATTTAATATTATATAATAATATATGATAAAAACAAAATGGCCGAAGATGGAAATGAACCAAAAAAAAAACGAGGATCTGTGAAAGAAGCAGATAAACCTAGAATTATAGAAATGATTACTGGTTATAGAAGAATGCACCCTTTGCGCAAGATACCGTGGGAACCATTTGCAAGAGCATTAAACATTACTGATACTGCTGGTAAACCTGTAAAAGGAAGGAAACTCCTAGAGTCATGGAACAATTATATAGATCCTGAACTAGATTTAAGTCCGTTTAATGAACAGGAATGGACAACATTGATTTCCTATTACATTAGGGCAAAAGACCAAGGCAGAATATCTGCAAGTGGCTATTATCAACTACCATTAGATGAAAGAGGAAATCCGCTCAAATGGGTTGGGTTAATGCATCGCCGATCGCCAAATGTGATAAAAAATTTATATTACTCTGGACCATTCATTAAAGCGGGAAATGAAACTATTGCGAATATTGAAAGAAAAGTTAAAAATCCAGTTGTTTTTCCAACGGGAATGATGCCCCCACCTTCAAATGAAGCTAGTATCGCTAGAGATGACAGTGATGAAGCTGCTTTACAACCATCTTTTTTAGAAGGAGACGCCCCTCTTGAAGAATCAAGATCAGTTCCGCGTTCTGGTTATGCACCCCAGTCCATGCCTTTTTCTGGTTATGATTATGCCCCCCCACCCATGCCTTCTTCTCCTTTCGTAAATAGGTTTTTCGACGATCAATCTGGTACTGAATCGCCTGGTGGTGCTGGTGCTGCTACCGAATATGGTTATTATCCGTATCCGTATACTTCTTCTGCTTCCCTCGAAAGAAGTGGAGGGAATGCGTCTAGAAAGTATAGAAAGTATAGAAAGTATAAAAAATCTGCCAGAAAGTATAAAATATCTGCCAGAAAATCTAGAAAGATGACAAGAAGAAAGTAAATATTATTTATTATTTATAAATAATATTTATAATATTTATAATTTATTTATTTTTTTTGATAGTTCAACCAGTTCATTTTTAATAAATGCAATGTCTTCTGACATCTTTATAATCATATTATTATCTACTGTTGTTTTTAACTCGTCTTTAAACTCATCAGAATGATTTATGTCAACCGAGTTTGATGGCGAAACATTATTTTTTTTTATTTTTTTAAATTTATTGAATAAATCCGTAATACTATCTTGTTCTTGTGTAAAACTGTTACATTCACGATTATAATCATTATTATTATTACTTGAAACATTATTTTCATTTTCAAAAGAGGATCCAGATCCGCCTTCATAATTTTCATAAATGTGTTCAACTTGTAAATTATTTCCAAAACTTACATGTTTTTCATGTTTTTCAATATTAACCTTTGGTTTCAACAACGTTTGAGTATTTGTGCTTCCATTATTTTCTTTTACATCTACCGTTGTAGAGTGTTTTGGTTGTAATTGTTCCAACTCTTTTTCTCTCGATGCAAGCGTTTCTGCTAATAAACGCTCCATGTCATCCCCTATTGGTTTATCATATATGTCATCAGTAAATTTAATTTCTTCAGGTTTTCTTAACTTAATAATTGAAGCAATTTCTTCTTCTTTTTTTTTAAGTTCATTATTAAATGCATTTTGGCGTTCTTTTTGTATATCTTCCGCTTTATATATAGTTTGCAATTGCGGTGGTTGTTGTTGTTTTTTTTGATAACTCTGCGCATGTGATGGTGTAGGTTGCATTTGTTGCATTTGATGCATTTGTTTATTCATTTGGCCCGATTTCATGAGTTCTATTCTTTTGCATATAGTAAACACCGCCTCTTTATTCATAACATTTAAATCCATGTGTTGATTTGCTCTGTTATGTGACTCGCCCATTTCGTTAATGGTTGTTTCAAACATGACTTTGATATTATGAAACGATGCATCGGGTATTCCATCAAATTTACCACCACCATGTAAAACACTCCACAATAAAGCTTTATTTTCATTACTTGAAAATAAATTTGAGTTTGTATTCATTTTTATTTTTTATTTTTTATTACTTTTTTAGTTTTAATTTTAAATTAATTAACCTGTAATCTTTATTATTTTTTATTTTATATTAATTATTTTTGTATTATTTCTATATTATTCATATTGGGTTCTAAAAAATCAGATAATGTTGTTGGTAATACTTTTATTCCTAAAAACGGCGATTTTTCATTATTCATTGCCTTCATTAACTCCTTCGTATTATATGTTTTTATATATGGATCTAAATTCTGATTTGCTATTCGTACGTAGCATTCATTTGCCGAGATAACAAGAGCTACATGACCGTATTTTAAATTATCATTATTTGCTTTTTTCCAAAATAAAATACTACCCGGTTTTAAACATCCAAGTATATTTTTTTCATCTCCGTATGGATATTGATGTGTTTTTAATGTAATGATGCGGTGTTGATTCGATATGTGTGTCAACGTGTTGACTTTATAAAACATATCTTCAGCGTCAATTACTGATGGAAATGTGTAATTACAATGGGTTGCAAAAAATCGACGAATGAACTCTACACATTCAAATGGAATTCCATATTCTGATGAATAATTATCGACACTAGTATGTTCGGTCTTTGTATATATCTTTATAATATTTGAATTCGGATTTGTTACACTATAAATGGTATTTTGTGGAATAAATGAATAAGAAAGAAAGTTATTACGTTTCATAAAATTTAATATTTATAATAATATTTATAATAATATTTATAATAATTATAATAATATTATATTACAAAATAATCACACAAAAAGCAAAGTAAAAAGTAAATATATAAAATAATTTATAATAGCGTCATTATTTTCAAAACAAAATAGTTGAGCAAAAAATCTGTTTTACATTCCTGTATATGAGTTATATGTTCAATAAAATCTAAAAAATTATGATTTATATATTGCGAATGGTTTCTTATAATGTAATTTAAAAATGTTTTAATAATATTTTTTCGATCAATATTATAGTATAAACTAACTTCATTCAACTTTGAAATGATGACATTTTTGTTAATCTTATTTGTTTTCAACATAACTAATATATTTTCCCACACATCGCTCGTTATTACACGACAGTCATGTATATGATGCTGATTTGATTGCATGTAGTTTATCATGCTTCGAATATCAGAATTAAAATGACGCTGTATCGATTCTAGTACTTTGTCATCCGCATTTAATTTTTCAGATGTATTAATTTTTTGTAAAAATGAAATAATTTTTGTTTCAGGTAATTGATTAAAACGCATTCTTACAAATTCGGTTTGTAACGCTTCATCTATCCTACTTACGTAGTTGCATATTAAACAAAAACGAACATTAATAGTATTATTAAAATTGTTTAGTAAATATCTCAGCGCCGTTTGTGCATTTTTTGTCATATAATCGACTTCATCAAGTATAACAAATTTCATACCTTCTCCAAACATTGATTTTGAAGTTACAAATCCATTAATTTGATTTCGAATAATGTCAATGCCTCTTTCATCCGACGCATTCAGATGAATCATCAATCCTTTATTTTTTTGATTATACTTTCCCTGGTAAGCATTTATAAGATTAATAATTGTCGTTGTTTTACCAGTTCCAGGTGGACCATATAACAATAAGTTGGGAAAATAATTATTTTCAATAATTGATAAAAGTATATTTCTATTTATTTCATCAAGAACAATATCGTCAAAATTCATAGGTCTATATTTTTCAACCCATGGTGTTGAATTATTGCTTTTATTATTATTATTATTATCAACTTCGTTTTCTTTTACAATAAAATTCATAATTTATTATATGTTATGTTATCTTATATTTTTTATATTTTAATAATTTATTATTTTATTATAAAAAATATTTTATTATTTTAATATTTTATTATTTTAATATTTTATTATTTTATTATAACTTATAAAATAAATTGAATTAAAAAATATAGAGACATGTATATGTATATTTATAACTCAAAATACAAGAGGTATAAAAAATCAATCAATCATGTCTAAAAAAAATGTCGGATATCTGGAACTTATTTTAGGACCAATGTGGTCTGGTAAAACGTCGCAACTTTTGAAATATTATAGACAATTTTCATTTTGTACATTAAAAGTAACTGTAATTAATTTTGAAGCGGATGATCGCTATTCTGAAACCATGTTGTCAACCCACGACAAACAAATGATTCCTTGCATTATGGGATTTTCCATGAGCGAAATTATGCAATCGCCGGATCACGCGCACAAAATAAATGAAAGTGATGTCATATTGATCAATGAGGGTCAATTCTTTCAAGACATTGTTGAGTTTACAACCACCATGGTTGAAGAAAAACATAAAAAAGTTTATATTTGTGGTCTCGATGGAGATTTTAAAAGAGAAAAGATTGGAAATTTGCTTGAACTCATTCCTTTATGCGACAAGGTGACAAAATTGCGCGCCCTTTGTGGAAATTGCAAGGATGGTACGCATGCGCCATTTTCATTTCGAAATACAAGCAGCACACAGCAAGTTTTAATTGGCGCAGACAATATTTATATTCCATTGTGTAGAAAATGTTATCAAACAGAAACAGCTGAAAAAAATAAAAAGTGAAATTTATAATAATAACTTTTAGGAAAAAAATTATAAAAGAATCTTCACAATTTTTATCTATTTTTTATTTTTTTAATATATATATATATATATACATATTATATAAATGGGATCATTAAAATTAAACCCTGTAAAAGGCGGTTCAAGGCGCGGACGCGGACGCGGACGTAGTTCAAGAGGTGGTGCTGGCACCCCAGCTCCTTTGTCTCCGTCTCCTGTAACAATAGGCCGTTTACCTGCTAGAGTAGGCGGTTCAAGGCGCAGACGCGGACGTAGTTCAAGAGGTGGTGCTGGCACCCCGGCTCCTTTGTCTCCTCTAACAATAGGCCGTCTTCATGCTAAATTAGGCGGTTCAAGGCGCCGCAAACATCGTAAACATACAAGGCGTACAGGGGGTGCACTAATTTGCAATCCAGAAGGAGAGTGTTGGAATAGTTAATTTTTTATTTATGGTAATATTAAAATAGTAATAGAAGAAATGGATGGTATAGGTAGGTGTAGGCGGTTCAAGGCGTACAAGAGGATATACGAAAGGGTAAATAAAGGAGGCGATAATTCAACCAATGGACCCTATCCTAGTGTATATATATGTATATAGTGTATATGCCTAATGTATATGTTAATTAGTATTACGCATAAAGCATAAATAAATAAACGAATTAAAGTTTATTTATTTATATTACTATTATTTTTATATTATTACTTGCGCATATTATGACTATATTTTCGCGTGTGAGTGCGAGTATGGTGATCTCGGCGTTTATGCGTTCGGGCTCGCGCTCGAGTTTTAGGAGTGCGTGGTGTTGGTGTCGTTGTTGTTACATTTCTTTTCCGTTCTTTGTCTCGTTTAGAATATGAAGGAGAGAATTTATTCACATCTTTGATTTTTTCATTCAGCTTTTCGGCGTCTCTCCCTTTTAATGCTTTGAATTTTTGCTTTTCAATCGGGTTATAATTCAAAAACCACTCTTCGTATTCGCGAGTACCCTTTTTATCTTTTAATTTATTAAACATGTGCGATTTAACATCCTTAATATCTTTAAGGGTGACTTGTTTACCAATGCACGGTTTTGAAAATCGTTTGAAAATGCCTTCATTTTTTGCCATGTTGTCATACTGCAAATCGTAAATGTATTGGCTCATACAAAGCAACCGATCTCGGTCATAATAGGGGCGATTCATGTACAAAAACAACAAGTAGAAGCTGAGAATGGTGTCTGTTGTTGCAACATTCACATCCTTGCCTTGAACCCGCACAACATTGTAATTGTGACAGGCGCCAGGAGCTGAATCATATATAAATGCAACCGTTCTGCCGTCCACCACGAGCTCATAATGCTCGGAAACATGCTCTCCGAAATCTTCGCGTTCTTCAACAGTCACGCGACTGAAATGTCCCGTCTTTTCCAGCTTTTCTTTTAGTTTGTATGCCGACTTTTTAGCGTCTTCTGACAATAAATCAAATGACGGCATGGAAGAAAACAAAACGGGACGCTGCCCCTTCTTTAAATGTTCGGAAAATAATGAACGCGCGTACCCTCCAAAAAATACCAGCTTTTCCGAAATGGCTTCATCTCGCACCAGGTCAAATATTTCTATTTCCTTTTTTGACGGCGACATTGCCGACTCTTTTGCATTTTTTAAACAATTCTCTCCTTTCAGCGGATAATTCTTATTAAAAAGTAGAAGGCGCTTATACACCTTTTCCCAGCGGCTCACATCCCCATCCGGACGAGACAATTCCAAATACATGGACATTCTTAAAAAATTAATAGGCGCATACAATATTCCCTTTATTTCCTTTGCTTCGCGCATTAAACTTTTAAACAGTTCCGGCTCAATAAATGTAATATCGGCAACTCCGATGAAATTCACAAACACCTTGTACGTTCCCGTGTGCATGCCCGATTTCGCCTCCACGTCATTAAACCCTTTTTTAAAAAATATATCCGCGAGCTCTTTTGCATCTTCCAGCGAATTCGGTGAAAAAAAGTCGTAATCCGGAATCTCTCTTTTTGTGTCGTAAAATTGATCTTTTTCAGGTAAAACATTATTAATCGCAGTACCACCATAGCAAATTAGCTTTTTATTGATTAAAAACTGCTCGACAATTGCTATAATTTCCTGGATTGTTGGATTGCTTACAAGTTTTTCACCTTGATTTTTTTCTATTTCTTTTTGTGACTTTTTCAATATCTCTAAAGAACTCTCTATTTTGCCACTACTCATTTTATTTTTTATTTTATTAATTACTATAATAATATTATAAAAAATATTTTTTACAATATTTGTTTATATTTTTTATAATACTTGTTATAATAATTATAATAATAATAATATTTTTCAAATCAAATACTAAAACTATACATGTCAGATTTAAGAGGGCGGCTGGCAAACGAGAGCTGCGGGTTTTGCGGAGTGGGCACCGGAATGGTTTGGGGCGTAAACATCAAATCTGCCGGTTTCAACAAGAATGCGCTATTGCTCGGCCCGGCTTCAAACCACTCATTATAAACCGCGAGATTACCGTCTTTCAAAAGTTGACACGATAGCGCCATGCACTGACACCCGGCTAATGACGGCGGTATCGGATCATAATTTTCCGCCGACATGGAATAATCTGGAAGAACTATCGTCATATACTGTTTATTAAATGTCGTTAATTCCATAATGTCTGGACCATTCAACACGTCAAATATTTTCAATATTCTCAAAAATGCATTGCTCGTCAAATTCGTAATTTCATACATTTGTTCGGCCTCATTCTGATATAACAGGGGAGTGCTTTCCACAATAATTATTACTTTCCCAGCAAACTCACTTATCGGTTCAGCAGTTATATTTTTCCCGCCAAATTCATGATTATATTTTTGAATCAAGCGATTATTTTTTAAGAAATTTGATTTTATACTAGTTGCCATATTGCTCAACACGTTGACATCGTTTGTTTTGATTCGAAATAATAACAGCAATGGATCATTTGGATTGGGGCACACGTTGGAGCTGGGGTTGAATGCCGACGTTGCAACGGTGCTCATGGCTTCATCAAATGGTACCGAATTATATGTTTCCTTAATACACTTGTCATCGCTGAGAGAAGTGGCAATAATGGGTTGACCCTTATATCCGTAAATTTCAAAATCTAAACACCGACAGCCCATTTTAATTGCATACTGTAGCGCACATATATTTACATAATCATTCGAAAAATTTCCCGTGGAACAACAGTTGTATGCAGTTTTAACATAATAATCTCTTAATAAATATTTTGATGATGGAGACGCCGAAGCAGACGTTATCCATTTTGAATTTAATACTGCCGCTTTTTTGTTACTCGAATTATTCAAACGTGTGCAAATTTTTGGAAGCATTGTAACTTTATAATACACATAATATATCATGCACACTAGTATCAATATAACCAACGTGCAGCCAATTATATGCACCAATGTTATATTGTTGGTTTGCGCAACCAAAGACGAAAATTGCAACTTCATATTTGTTGCACTACTTTTAACATTTGATAAAGCTTCATCCATAATATCACCAATAGTATATATATATTTTATTTAATTTAAATAATTGAATACTAAATCTTATATTTTATATATATTTTTATTATAATTATTTGTATTAATTATTATTTAAAATTATAAAATTATAAAACTTAATAATAATAAATATAATAATAATATATTAAATATATTAAATATATTAATTAGAATAAATATTTTTGATAGTTATTCAATTTCGCACACACACACACATTTCATATATTTCAATTATTTCTTACATCTCTAAAAATGGCAGGAGGGTTATTAAACTTGGTGGCGTATGGAAATCAAAATATAATATTAAATTCAAATCCTAAAAAAACATTTTTCAAAACAACATATGCAAAATATACAAATTTTGGTTTGCAAAAATTTAGAATTGATTTCGATGGACAAAGAAATTTAAGATTGAATGAAACTTCTAAATTCACTTTTTATATTCCACGATATGCCGAACTCTTAATGGATACATACTTGGTCGTGACGCTTCCAAACATTTGGAGCCCCATATTGCCGCCGCAAAGTTGCAACGAATCGTGGACTCCATATGAATTCAAATGGATTGAAAATATAGGCACTCAAATGATAAAAGAAATTACAATATCTGTTGGAGGTCAGACGCTTCAAAAACTAACAGGGGGGTATTTGCAAGCGCTTGTAGAACGAAATTTCAACGGAACCGAGCGCGACTTGTATAATCGAATGACTGGAAACGTTTTCGAATTAAACAATCCCGCTTTTTATTCATCTAATAATGGAAAATATCCAAATGCTTTTTATAATTATAATAATAATCAAGCAGGCATTGACCCGTCCATTCGATTCAGAACACTATACATTCCAATCAACTCGTGGTTTACGCTGAGCAGTAAGATGGCGTTTCCATTGGTCGCTCTGCAGTATAACCAACTTCAAATTGACATTACTCTTCGACCCATACGTGAACTTTTTGTCATTCGCGACGTTTCTAATCCAGCAACCGGTGCTGCCACTGCCGCTCCCAGTACTACAAATACTGATCCTCAATCCCCTTATTTCCCCGAATATGTTACGCCAAATTATATTCAGCCCAATTTCAACGACAACTTGCAACAGTTTTATCGTTTTATTCAACCACCTCCAAATATCGAACTAAACTATGGAAATTCAACTCGCAGTGACTGGAATGCTGACATTCATCTCGTGTCCACTTACTGTTTTTTATCTGCAGATGAAGCCAAACAATTCGCATCCGTGCCGCAACAATACTTGTTTAAATCGGTTTATCAATGGGATTTTGAAAATGTTACCGGAAGTCATCGCGTCTGGCTACAAAGCACGCTCGGCATGGTCAGCAGCTGGATGTTTTACTTTCAAAGAAGCGACGCATACCTTCGAAATGAATGGGGAAATTATACAAATTGGCCCTATAAATATAAACCCGACGGATTGCTTCCAGCTCCTACATCAGTTCCTCAAGATTGGCAACCACCCTTTTGTCCCCCTCTTCCACCTTTTGATCCACCTCCTCCACCTTTACCTCCAACGAATTATGGACCTGGTTACAACCCCGCTCTGGCTACATCTACCGGTTATTTTATTACACCTCAATTCAGTGTTAAAAATCAAAAAGACATTTTGTTAAATTTGGGTATTTTATTAGATGGAAAATACAGAGAGAATGTGCTTGATGCCGGAATCTATAATTACTTGGAGAAATATATAAGCACTCGAGGTTCTGGTCCTGAAGGTCTTTATTGTTATAATTTTTGCCTCAATACTGAACCAGCTGAATTTCAACCTTCAGGCGCAATTAATGCGAGCAAATTTTCAACGATTGAACTTGAGTTTACCACCTTTTATCCGCCGTTGGATCCAAGCGCGAATTTTCTTACTATATGTGACCCCGAAACAAATGTTCCAATCGGCGTAAATAAACCAACATGGAGAATTTATGATTATAATTATAACATGACTGTATTCGAAGAGCGATACAACATGCTCACATTTGTCGGCGGAAATTGCGGCCTCATGTATGCAAGATAATAAATAAGTATTTGAATTTAATTTATAAAATTATAAAAAATAATAGAAAAAAAACAAATTGAATTTCCTTTTTGTAAATTTTTATTTAATAGCGTTTCGTTTCCTTTGCTTTTCCTTTTTACTATCTATGACAACAACAACAACGACTATGACACCCAGAGAAATGGGACAACTTCAAAAAAATATGAACGAGCTGTTTCAAAGCGGGCGTCTTGACGAGTTTCGTTTATTGCTTGCCCAGAACGCAGAGTTGATTCAAACAACTCGAGAAAAAGGTATTGTTACGATGGCTTTACGATTCGCGATTTTGGAACGGGATGATGCACTGATCGTTTCCCTTTTTGATCGCCTTTCCATGAAACGCGACTACTTTGCACTCATGGTTTACAATCCTGATCCCGAATACTGTGTTCATTTGTTCACACGGTACATTGATGCCGCACTTTTGGATTCCAAAGACATTCGATTCATGATTGAAAACCGCCTGGAATTTCTGTTTCGTCATTTAGACGGTAAATTTTTGCATGATTCTGATTCTGAAGCATCATCGCCCCTTTCTTCCGTGCCGCCCTGCGACTGCGATTTGTCGTGCTTGTCCAGGTACACGCTTCAAGGATGCGACTATTACATTCAAAAAATTGTGAATCAGATGGAGAAAAATCCCAAAAACAAATTTCAAAAACATGTTCCCGTTTTGAAAAAACTCAAACAAATAGCCCCTTACGATGCAATCATTGATGCAGCAAATGTATTGCTTTCTAGAAACGGTATTCCAAATTTAGAAGACCTGAACACCGTGCTTCAGATTGTCCGGTTGAACGGATGCAATCCGCTTGTTGTCATTCACAAATCGCGCACCGATAAAGACAACCAGTCATACTACGTTCCGGGCATCCAAAATATTTTACAGGAAGTCCCTCACATTATTACCCCCGCTGGAATGAATGATGACTTGTTCATCCTTCTAGCATACTTGATGCGCATTCAACAACAACAACAACGTTCCCGCGTTTGCATCATTACGCGCGACACGTATACCGATCATATGGACACATTCAAAAAAATGGAAAAAAATGTGTCTGATGATTTCGGAAAATACTTGGCAAGCGATCTTGTTTCATTTGTGAATACTCATGGACAATTGCACCTTTGTAGCTCCATTACTCAACCATTTTCACACTGCATTCAAATCGTTGAACCGTATGCATACATTCCTTTACCAGTAGCAGACCCATCTTGCCACACATTTCGAAAAATACAAATTTCATAAAAATGATTTTACTTGCTTGTTTGTTTACTTGCTTGTTTGTTTACTTGCTTGTTTGTTTGTTTGTTTGGTGTGTTGAAAAATAAAAAAAAATAAAAAAATAAAATATATGTTTTTTATTTTTTTTTATTTTATTCGTGTAATCAATTGCTAATCATTTGAATAAAATAAATTTACATAATATAAAATGTTTATGAAATAGATATAAAATCGCATCATTAATGAATATAGAAGGTAGACCAGACCGCACGCACGGATAAGAAATAAGAAAAACATAATAACATAAAACAATCAATGTCAACAACATTAACCGATGATTATTTTCGTCTCTCGAGAGAATATGTGAAAAAATATGGAAATAAAACAATATTATTAATGCAGGTGGGTTCATTTTTCGAGTGTTATTCAAAAACGGATTCGAATGGGAATATTTCAGATGCAAATATGAGAGAATTTTGTACGGTTTGTGATTTAAATACTTCGATTACAAACGGTAGGTGTATGGCGGGGTTTCCATTTACGTGCAATTTTAGAGATTACAGTTTAGAGAGATATGTGAAAAAAATGCAAGAGCACGGATACACGATTGTGGTCTACGTGCAAGACGGTCAAGGCGCAAATACAACGCGAAGTTTGTATTGCATTTATTCGCCAGGAACATTTTTTTCTAGCGATTCTGCCGTTCTCTCAAATAATACATCATGTTTTTGGATTGAGCGTCTAAGAATTAACGCAAATAATAAAATCATAATGGGGATGTCTAATATTGATATTTATACAGGAAAGAGCACATGTTTTGAAATGGAATCGGAAGTGAATCCGCGTCATAATCAAACAACGTACGATGAATTAGAGAGATTTGTGTCATCATTTCATCCAAGTGAGGTTATCATTATTTCCAATCTCTCTGTAAATGAGATTGAAGACATAAAAAATTATGCAAATATTTCTTCAAGCGCGAATGCAATTCATTGGGTCGACTTGAATCAACTCACCACCACACAAATACAAACGCAACCGCATCCTTTTTTAACACAGGCAAAAAATGCTGAAAAACAAACATATCGAAAAGAAGTATTAGAAAAGTTTTTTTCATTTCGTGTGTGTAATGCGATATTCCAATCCTATTCTGTTTACGAATTTGCGGTTCAGTCGTATACATTTTTGCTTCATTTCGTGTATGAACATAATCCGCATTTGACGTCAAAAATAGAAGAACCGCAATTTGAAAACAAGACGGATCGAATGGTCTTGGCAAATCACACGCTTGAACAATTAAATATTATTGACGGCAAAGAATGCGGCGGTTCAAACTCGTCCGTGTTCCGAATGTTGAACAAGTGCAAAACGCCAATGGGTGCAAGACGGTTTCATTATCGTTTGTTGCATCCGTCATTCAATGTGGCCGCAATAAAGAGAGAATATGATATTACAGAATATGTTTTGAATAAACAGGAAAAAGAAAAACAAGGCCAAGAAACTAAAAACAAAACAAATGTAAAAATAAATTACACCGTTTGGAGAAGCACGCTTGAAAATATAAAAGATATTGAAAAGCTGCATCGTAAAATACAAATGGGAAAGATTTGCCCTCAATCTCTCTATATTTTGTACACTAATCTCCAAATTATTTCAGACATGTATGACGGAATCAAGAGCGACGAAACATTGTTGAAATATTTTAATGCAGATTCAGATCCAGAGAGAATTACGAAAATATGTAAAGAATTAATGAAAAAAATGGACTCATGTTTTTATATTGAAAAATGTCAAAGCGTCGATTCTCTCGATTTTGATTTGAGTTATAAAGATTGTTTTGTTCGACCAGGAGTAAATAAGGATCTCGACTGCACATACGTTATGCACGAAGACGGGTGCAACATTTTGGAAGCAATACGTGCGCATTGTAATGATTTGATTGCAATTGGAGAGAAAAAAAGCGTTACTACAAAAGATTTAAAAGAAAAAGAATTTGTAAAAAAACATGAAACTGAAAAGGCAGGATTTAGCATTCAAACAACGGAACGGCGCAGCAAATTATTACTCGAACAAATTGGCAAAAAAACGATTTTACACGGTCACATGTCAAAACTGGAATATCAATCGATTGATAAAGGGGGGTGTGTAAAAACGATTGACTTTGACTTGTCGAAGCTGCAATTTGTAAAGGCGGGAAACAGTGCGGTCACGTTTATTCATGAGGCGCTAAACAGCGTGTGCGCATCCATTAACGACACAAGAAATAAAATACGTGATGAGATTGGATTAGTGTTTCATAACTTCGTATGCGAACTAAAAGAGCATCAAGAGTCGTTTCATACCGTCGTTTCATTCATTACGGATATTGATTTGATACAAAATCAGGCGCACATTGCCCGAAAATACAAATATTGCAAACCGACAATTGATTCCGACACCACTACAACATCTGGGAGCGGATCGTATGTCGACGCGAAAGACATTCGACACTGTTTGATTGAAAGAATTAATGAAGACGAGCTGTATGTGACAAATGACATTTCTCTTGGATTAAAAGAACGGGGTATGTTGTTATATGGGACCAACGCAGTTGGAAAAACAAGCATGATTCGGGCTCTAGGAATTTGTATCATTATGGCTCAAGCGGGACTCTACGTGCCGTGTTCGACTTTTACATATCGACCTTATACCAATATTATGACGCGCATATTGGGCAATGATAATTTATTCAAAGGAATGTCGACATTTGCAGTTGAAATGTCAGAACTTCGAGTGATACTGAAATGCGCGGACCAAAACAGTTTAATTTTGGGAGATGAGCTGTGTTCGGGTACGGAAATTGATTCCGCGATTAGCATTTTTGTTGCCGGGTTACAAAAATTGCACGCATTAAAAAGCTGTTTTATTTTTGCCACACACATGCATGAGATTGTTGATTATGAAGAAATCGCGCAACTAGACAAGTTGATAACAAAACACATGGCGGTCATGTATGATAGGGCGCGTGATGCGTTAATTTATGATCGAAAGCTGCGCGATGGTGCAGGGCCGAGCATGTATGGTCTTGAAGTGTGCAAGTCGCTGCATTTACCGGACGATTTTTTGAAAATGGCAAATGCAATTCGGGTAAAGTATCGTACAAAAAGCGCAGGGGGTGATTTGAATTTCAAACCGAGCCATTTTAATGCGCATAAAATCAAAGGAATGTGTGAACTGTGTAAAAAAGATGTTGGCGAAGAAGTGCATCATTTGCAGCACCAAAAAGAAGCGGATGCAAACGACTACATTCAGCATTTTCATAAAAATCATCGGGCCAATTTACTCACAGTGTGCGAGTCATGCCATTTGAAAATGCACGAAACGGGGCAACAATATAAACGGGTTTTAACGACAGGAGAAAGTGGATACGCACTTTCAAAAATATAAAAAACATTATAAATAAAACATGAATAATTATAAATAAAATATGAATAATTATAAATAAATGAATAACTTCAAATAAAATATAAATAAATAATATAGAATGGATAAATTATTTATTTGTTTTCATGCATTTTTACTACTATTTATATTTTTAGCCGGAGGGTTGAATAAAATTGCAAACTTTAGAAATACCGTGAATTATTTAGAGACCAAAATAAATACGATTCAATTGAACCCCATATTTATTTCTGCAATTATCATAACAATTCTTTATTTTTATTTTGTTACTATAATTAAAACAAAAAATATATATTTATTCCTCTTGATAAGTGTCGTCATCACAGGCATTCCATTATTAGTGTATTTTAAAAAGTATTTGAATAGTAATACATCGCTCCTTTCATATATATATGACACGGCCATCGCAGGAGTGATTGGATTATTAACACTTGGAAGTTTACTAATTTTGTATTCATTGTATACGAGAAAGTATGAAGAGTATGCATACGTTGCGACCATTGGACTGGCGGTATTTACCGCAATGACAATATTAATTTTTCATTTTCCGACAAATAAATCAGAAACGATTTCGTTTACGAAAAATCTCTCTATTTTTGGCGGGTTAATGTTATTATCCCAACGATTTTCCAATTAATTTTATCCCAATGATAAATAATTATAATAATTATTATGAAATAAAAATCTATAAAACATCATACATTTTTACTTCTTTATTGTCTTCGATTAAACCGAAACGAAGTTTGTATGATAATATATTATCCAAAATGCTTGCAGTATTTCCTTGATTAAAAATATTACGAACGTCTTGCGGCGAACATCCATTTTTAATGAATGCAGCATTTGATATTATACCATCTAGCGCCAAGGATGTTTGGTTGTCACCAATAACTAGCTGGTTTCCATTTGTTGTAACGTAATTCATGGATGCGTCCATGTAGGTAACGTACGGCGAATTTGCATTACTTGTCGAGTTTGTCAACGTGTCAATAATAACCGTATTATTTAAAAGACCGTTAATGTAGACATCGAGCGCGCGTTTACTGCCATTATAAAAAGTATTTGAATCCGTATTATAAATGGATATATTTTTATTCGTGGTTGGATCATACACGGTTTCACTTTTATCGATATTGACGTCGTCGTCTCCGTTATAATTTAAAACAATATTTACGGGTTCTGCAACTGGGAACAACATAATGGTTGTCGTTTGGTTTGAAGAATTGAGTAAATAGGAAACGTCAAGGTTTCCATTATTATCAAGAGTTAAACTTAAATTCGTTGTTGACGCGGTATTTAAATTTATTAATCGCATTAAATTAACCGGTATAGGCGTTATAGACGACGAAGGAGATGATGGCGGTGATGAATTTAATTTGACCCAAAATGAAAATGCAAATGCGCCATTAGCAAGAGTGATATTATTAGGTATTGCAACCATTGTTAGAGTCGGCTGTATGATGGGCTTTGAAGAAGTGAGCACAGGAATGGACTCTTTTTGTTGCTGATAAAAGGAATAAAGAATGTAAACGGCCAAAATTAAAATGACAACTAAAATAATATATGCAAAATCAATTTGTTTTCCATAAAATAACATTTTGTATATAATTTTATAATTTAATTATTAAAATAAAAAAATATATATTAATATTATTAATATAATTAATATAATATAATTTTATTTTAATAATTAAATTCAATGAGTAGGTTTATAATGGTTTTACGCCATGCACCAACAACAAATTCAACTAACGTAAATTATGAAAAATTTACTGAAATATTACCAAATCTAATAAATCATATAAATCATTTTTTGATAAATAAAAATATAAATATGAATAATTTAAAAATAAAAATATATACTTCTAAATTTGATCGCTGTATTATAACTGGCAAAATAATCAAAACATATTTAGAAGTATTACAATACAATAATAAAAGTCATGATAAAAAAAAAGATGAAAATAATGAAAATAAAATTAAAATTATTAAAAAACACAATTTAAGAAGATGGGATGTAGGAGTAGAAGAACGAATTAAATCGAAAGAAAGAGCACACGAATATGGGGAAAAAATATATAAACAAAAAAAAAATTTACCAGACACATATGCGTTATATATATATATAACTCACAGTAGTGTGATGCCATTTTTTATTAGCGGCTTGGCTGGAAATACAATATACGAATATAATAAAATTAAATTAAAAGAAACATCTCTAACCATTTTAAACATAGATACCAGAGAAATTGAAACTTTTAACAAAGGACATTCAACATTTCAACCCTGATTTTATTTTTTTAATTATTTACATGAAAAACATTTTTTTCATTATTATGTTTTTATTTTTATATTTTTTAAGTGGACTCATGGATACTTTAAATAGTCATGCTAAAATGTTTTTTTTTACAGCAATAAATACTTTACCATTTTCAAAATGATCATCATTAAAACAATAATGTGTATTCTCAATTTTTTTTTGTATCATTTCAATATATTCGGTATTATCAATATTATCACCTACATCACTTTTACCAGGCCAATAAACAATATATATCCTAGAAAACTCTACCATATATTCACTAAACTTATTACGAGTATGTATATCTGTTTCAGTAAGCGAATATGTTGCTATAAAATTTATATTTGGTAAACCCAATACATATTTTTCACTATTGATTTGATTACAAGGTAAAAAATTAGTTCCATTTATAATATTTATGTTTTCGTCGTCTAAAATATACGTGTTTTTGACTGCCTTTTTATCAATAAAATGTTTTTGTAAAACAGTTACTAACGGCAAATCATATACTATATGTCTCCCCTTAAAATTTAAACAGGATAAAACATCTGCCATTTGACCCGTTCCTGCTCCAAATTCAAAAATAATTTCATCACTATCAAGCGAAAATTTCAACCTTTCTACCAATGCGTAAATACTCCAAACTTGTTGGACGCGATCTAATTGAATATTTTGGTGTAAGTATATACCTTGAGGACCATAATCATTAACTGTTAGAGTTTTATAAAATATACTTTCTTTGTCATTTTCTAATATCTTTAATTGATGCTGGTTTTGAATACCATGTTGCGGCCATGTAAAAACTTGAGGTTTTATACCATTTATTACATATAAATCCAAATCACCATTTATTAAATATGGTTCTAAATGTTTTGTAAATTCAGTCCAAACACCAGAACTTGTATAAGAAGTTTTTGTAACTTTTTGTATTATATTTTCCATTTTATATTATATATATATATATAAAATATTTATATAATATATTTATTATTTATTATATTATTTTTTTTTATTAATATGCGTTAATTATTTATTGCCTAATAAAATGAGCATTTTTAATGTGGAAAAGGTGTAAAAAAATTTACGAATGATCTCACCAATCCAGCCAGCGTGTTAAACATCAAGACGGGACAATTCAACATTATCTTTTACAAAAGCGAATCGAACCTTGTATTTGTTGAAAAAATCAGTAACTGAACTTGCACCGCTACCACCATACCCGCTTGAATAAATGTCCCATGCATCTTGTGGTCCGAGTGGCGTTTTATTATATGTTGCCATGGTAATGTATCCACTAAATCCATCTTTAGAACCGACATACACCGATCCAGCTTTTAAACTCCATGTTTTTGTCAATGCGGTTGTTTGAACCAACTTTCCGTTGATGTAAATGTCTATAGAATTTCCGTTGTTTACATTGAATATAATTGATACCCACGTTTGAAGCGGTATATTTGGAATGGATGTTATTGTATCTCCGCTGTTTGCTAAAGCTACATTTAAAACATTATTATCGTTACCTAAACTTATAAGCAAATTCGGATCTGTTTTTTTAGAGGAATCAGATTCAGTTGATATAATTGGTTTTACAGATTTTGTTGACTCCCAGTCATTTACATAAATCCAAACAGACAGAGCAAAATTATAGCTGTTATCAGATATAGACAATGACGTTTGGGTTTTTGCATCTTGAGAACCGCTAATTACAGTGCTAGAAGAAGACCCAGAAAGAATAGACCAAGCAAAATACACGATAATGATAATAAATACAATAATTATAATCGTTGACCAAGGAATATCCATTTTTATTAAATTAATTTCTATTATATATAACTTATAATATATTTTTTTATTACATTATAAGTTTTTTATTACATTATAAGTTTTTTATTATTTATTTTATATTTATTGTACTTTTGAATTAAAATAAAACACCAATTTCATTCATGGATATGGCCAAGAAGTATATGGTTAACAAATAATGCTAAAAGTTTGGTTTTAATGGTGGATTTAACAATTTATGCGTGTTATAAATCCAGGAAATTCCTTGAGTTCCCACAACATCTTTATAGTATACCACATTACAAGTTTCACCATATATTCCAGAATCATACCCAACAATTAGCGTTTTTGGCAATTTTGGAATAATATTTGGGGTTGAACTTTCTAAATTATTATTTAAAAATACATCCATAATGCCACTATTGTTAAAGTTGATAAATAAATGATTCCATCTTTGTAAAGGAACCGGATTCTGAATAACAACCTGAATATTTTTATTTGTATCCGTTTGCACATTTATAACAAGTTGATTCATTTTTGGATTGAATGAAACATTAGGGCAACCCATATTTCCGCCACCATCTACATCGGTTGCAAAATTTAAAATACTTATAGCACCCGACGACGAATAATGATTAAGCGGTTCAGGATGAATGTAAAACCACGCGGAAACTCCATAGCTGTATTGTGGTTTATTTGTTTTAACATTATCAGCAAGAGACGGCGTTAAAGAAAATGTTTGGCTGTTATCAGAATTGGATGTAACCACATCAATTGCATCGCTTTTGATTTCAAGAGGCAATACTTTATCTAAAATTACTTCGCCGTTATGATTCACAACCGCATCAAATACTTTTGGAAGAAGAAACAGTAGAGCAATGAATAAAATTTCAAACATTAAAATAATAACATAAGTCCATTGTCGTTGTGCCAGTTTAAATTCGTTTCGAAAATAATCCGCAAAATTTAAACACAAACAAGGAAGATAAATAATAATTTTAAATATCAAACTTGACCAAGTGGGAGGACCAGAAATATAATTTGGAGCTTCTGCACCAATGAATCGAACAATCATGGATAAAATACCGATGAGAATTGCAATGTTAATAATGAATAAAACCGTGTTTGCAATAATTGGAACATTGGTATACACATGTAAAACTGCAAGAATCAATCCAATAACTATGCCGATGATTATTGTATATTTTAAAAATGAAGTAATAAACGGTATAAATGCTTCAATTCCCATTACAAGAAGCGACAAAAGTGAAAATCCAATGAATAAAAATATAAATAAAAACAAGGACTTGTTATCTGAAACCACTTGATAAGGTTGTTTTGTGTAAATATAAATCACCAACCCCAAATACATGAGAAAAATAATGAGCATTGAATTTTTCACAAGTTGAACTAAAAATCCCTTGAAAAAATGATTACACAAAAATGTTATAATTTTACTTATAATGTAGAGGGGATCGGATAATGACATGTCGCTAAAAAATGCATTTGATGAATTGGCTACGTTTTCGCCTTTTATAAATGTAAGGTATAAAATGTACAATACAATAATTCCGAGAATGGAAGACATTATGATCCCTGCAGCCGTGTTTATTAAAAATAACAGCGATGAAACCGCCAGTAAAACATATAAAATAATATAAATCGCAGATAAATTGAGAATAATTTTTAAAAAAATAGCGGAAAAAAGTATGAATGCCAATGCCACTGAAAACCACCATTGGTTTTTAATAAAATTATGACTGTATCCATACGCTAAAATGCATAAAATTACAAGAGCGACAAGTATTGTAAACGCTCCAAAATCAGTAATAGCACTTTTAGCTTTAATTATTAATGCATCTCTATCCATCTACTAAATTAACAAAATAAAATAAATAGTGGAAATAACTTTAATTAATAATAGAATTATGGTTGTAATTGTAATATAATACTACAATATAAAATATAATTACAACAAGTGTAATAATAAATATACTCAAAAGCGACGGATTATTACTCCATCCCGATTTATTTAAATACGTTGTTGTAACATTGATTCCGAATATGAATAAGAAAATAATTGCAGCATGTAATATAATTTTGTAAGGACTAAAATCATTATTCATAAAAAATTTTACTATTCTTGTTATAAAAATAGATGCAAATTCGGTTTGTTTGATAAATAATATGAACAGTGACAGAATTGCTATGACTGTAAAAGATATATTTATGGGATCGCCCTCTTCGTCTCCAAATGTTGAATCATGTCGAAAAAATACAATGATACTGGATATCCAAAATATAAAGTAGATTAGGATTGAAAATATGTTCATCGGAGCGCTTAAATTATATATAAAATTTTTTGGGAATATTTGAAAAATTTTTGGAAATAATGTCGGCACTACTAGTATAAAAAATGCGGTTATCAACATAAAAGATAAAAATGTCGACCATCCGGCATATGCCCAACATTTCGAACCGTTGGCGCAATTTATGCGCAACTCGTTTAAATAATAACAAAATAAACAAAAAATGAATACAAAGATGCTGCCGCCTATCCCATAAGGTACCAAATGCGATGCATTCATTTTATATAAAATAGTTACTACAATTGCTAAAAAGGGAACTATGGCGGTAAAAATTGCCGCAAAATTTCTAGAAGTTTGACTGTCGTTTGTATTTTCAGCCAAGTAATTATTTGCTGATATCAGCCAATAAATCGATATCATCCAAAATGCATAAGTTAAAATCGGGAAAAGAAACATGTTCAACAGGGTGGACAAGCTGTATGATGTGATATTGAGATTGAATCCATAATTGTAAAGAAAAGTTAAAATTGCTGCGCCAATCCAGACGCCTGAAAACCATCCAGGAACCCATTTATCTTCCATAAAATACAATGGAATATTGATAACGATGCATAATAATATAATTAAAATTAATTTTGTTGAAGTTGTCATAGTGGTTCCATTATTTGTATTTACACTTGTTGACTGCATTTATTTTATTTAAATGATTTAATTCTAAGAAGATTATTAGAAGATTATTAGAAGATTATTAGAAGATTATTAGAAGATTCTTAGATATATTATATAATATAAAAATATTTATATTATATATACAATAGTGCCTCTTTTTCATTATTTGTAATTTTTTTATATACTAGAAATTTTCAAATGCTGTTTTTTTTCCGTGACAATCTCTGCACAATGCCACTAAATTATCGACTGCGTTTGAACCGCCGTGTTCTAAACGGATTTTATGATCGACTTCAAACCATCCTGGAAGCTGGCGTTTACATTCTCCGCATTTCCACCCTTGTTCAGCTGCAACAAATTTCTTTTTGGATTCGCTGACGCTGCGTTTTGTAGGCCCTCCTCCGCTTGTTCCCGTTGTTTTTCCTGAACTCATTATTTTATTGATACTATTTTGTTCTCGCCGGTTTGTCCAACCACCGTCTCCCTCGTCGTTATCGTCTCCATCACCCTTTTTAAAAAATGAACGCTTGTTTGTCATGTCGAAAAACGGAGTCAACATGTCTGCAGATTCGCGGCTAATGGGCATGTACTTGATCATTTCATTGGCATGCTGCATAATGGTTTGAGAATTTGCCGGATTTTTTTTCATGAATAAATACATTGACAACCCAAAAAATCCAATTGTTGCCATTTTTATGTACTTTCTTGCATTCGCCGTTTCCACCATTTTAAAATATTTACCATCATAATAAGTATTTAAAACTAATGCAGCGGTAATAATAAAAACAATAAACTCAAATTTAAACTTCATCTTTGTATAATAAAATATTAATAAAAAAATATGTAAATAACTAAAATAATATTTGAAAAAATACTAATAAATATATAATAAATATATACTAAATATCTAATTATAATAAATAAAATGATTATAAATATCGCAGTTGCGATTACTAAAAATTGCGGGATTGGACTAAATGGGGGTTTGCCGTGGCCTCATTTAAAGAGCGATATGGCTTTATTTTCAAAACGAACAACTGGATCAGGAAATAATGCGGTATTAATGGGTAAAAATACATGGTGCAGCATTCCGGAGAATAGAAGACCGTTGAAAAACAGAATCAATATTATTATTTCTAGTTCTTTGCCAACGTCGTCGTGTAGTTCTCACATATTTTCTTCTATTAATGACGCGCTTACATTTTGCGAATCTGAAAAGTGTGACGAGCTGTGGATCATCGGTGGAAGTCGAATATACGATGAGTTTTTAAATACTTATTGCGATAAAATAAATCGCTTATACATTACATGTGTTTGCTCCAATCATGAGTATGAATGCGACACATTTATAGACATTCCGGCGGACAGTTATCTTGTTGAAGAAAAAATATACAATGCGACTGAAAATTGTTATTATTTGACATGTGTCCATAAAATACATGTAAAAACGATAGAGACAATGGAAACCTTATCAAATGTTTTATCCATCATCGGATAATAATTAGCGGGAGAATGATGAACAATATTGTGAATGCGGCGCATATAAACCAAAAATCCTGGTAATTGCTATTCATACGATTATGACGATAACAATGACGATGAAGTTGACGTGTCGAAATGTTGTTATTATTATTATTATTATTATTATTTTGACTACCTATGTAATAGTACTCTTCGTATTGGGGGAAGAGACAATGATTTGAAATGATGTCGCGCAGCATTTCAAATGTAATCATTTTAGGATGTGGTTTTAATGGCGATGTAGTAAATGCAGATAAAAGCAGAATTACGAGTTTCTGGTCCGGATAAATGTTGGTGGGATTCATAACATCTTGAAGATGGTTTTTTTGAATGTATGCGTCAATTCTGCGCGTGACTTCTGTACGCGACATTTTTTTATTAGCTGGTTCTTGAAGAAATTCGGCAAGGTGAGACGTTATTTCACACATGAGTCGTTTACTCTTTATCATCATTAAAATGGGTTGGATTATGAAAAAAAATAAATATATTTTTTACTTTTCAATTTTATGAATTATTTCGCTTTTATAAATTATTTTACTTTTATGAGTTATTTTGCTTTTATAAATTATTTCGCTTTTATGAATTCATTTTATGACAACTGCTGTGTTGCTCTAAATACTTATATTTTTTGTATAATTGATTTTGTAAGCTCGGAAAGTGAACATGTGTCAGTAAATCTTTCAAGTGTTTGTAAACCTGACATGGTTGCTAAAATCGTGTTACATATAGGTTTACTAATTTCTATATTTTTTAAAGATAATATTTTGTTTATCCAAATAACTATTGTTTTTGGCGAAAATTTGGTGTTGATTAATATTTTATTTAGTTCATTATCATTTTTTAATTGTTTAAAAATTTCTTCGTGTTTACTTTTATTTGAACAAATCAATTTAATAAGGTTATTTTGTAATTTATTTAAATGTGATGCACATTTTTTATTCATGTTTAAAATTAATATATCAAATAAGTAGTTACTTACTTCATTGCTTATAGTATATGTAATTCCAAAATCAATAATTCCAATGGTATTATCATTTATTATGATTACATTTCCCAAATGAAAATCCCCATGTAAAATCTGATACAAGAATAGTGATTCAAAGAAAAATGATTGCATTATTTCACTGTGATGGTTATTTATTTGGGTTAGTGTCACATTTTTTGCAACAGGTCCATCAAGGTAATCCATTACTATTAGTTCGTGGAATGCATCTGTAAAGTGTTTGTAAACGTGTGGTATAATAATCTTTTTTTTATTTTTTAAGTTATTTTTAAATAGTAGAGCACAATTGGTTTCATGAATAAAATCGCATTGATTTAAAAAAGTATCATAGTTATTTTGTATAAATATTTTAAAATCTACTTTTATATAATAATAAATAATTTTTTTTATAAAAATATTATCAAAAAAATGCAAAAGAACACAAATATCCTCTTCTATTATATTTTTAATATTGTGTCTTAAAATTTTTATGATAACAGGTTTATTATTCAAATGTGCTTTAAAAACCAATGCAACAGAACCACTGTTAACTGGAATAAAATTATTTTCAATTATTAACTCATCATTACAAGTTATTGCATATTCTATGGATTTTTTAATACATAAAATGGCGTGTTGTAATTCAAATAATGTATATGGAACATTGTTACTAAAATTATTGAAATAATGTATTAGTTTTTCGTTGTGTTGAATGTTAAAATTACGGATATCCTGAATTCCCCACTGAATAATTTTAATAAAAAGATAACTATTTTTAACTAGCGTGTTGCATGTGGCCACTACAGCATCATTATATGTAATAAAGTTTAATTTATATTTGAAAATATAGTATGATACAGATAAAATAATATTTGTAATTTTTATCGTTCTTTTTAAATAATCTAATATTTTCATACAAATTTAAAAAAAATAAAGTTAATAAAAATTATATATATTGTTTACAATTGTTGCTTATAATATATATAAATAATGTATTTATTTATTAATGTAAACTTATAAAACATAAATAATAATTAATAAATAATAATTTCTATTTTTTCTTTACAACTGGAGCCCACTTATAAACACCATTTTTATCTGCAACAGATTTAAAAAACTTTCCATTATTTCCTTTTTTGGTTTTATTTTTGCAGTCGTTCGCTGGAAACGCAGGAGAAGGTCGTGACTTGTATTTTTTCTGCGTTTTTTTATTCTTGTTGTCACATTTTGAGATTCTTGGCATTTTACAAAAGTAATATGTATAATATTATATAATATATTTATTATATAATATATATTATATAATATATTTATTATATAATATATTAATATAAAAAATATAAATATATGTATTTCAATAATAAAATAAAATACATATTTTCAAGTAACACAAACAAATCAACGTGTTTTTGATATTCGTTTGATAAATCGATAAAACGCATAGAGAGAAAATACGCTTACAAGTATATAAAATGCTTTAACATACATGTCATCCGGTAGTTTTGATAAATCATTCATCGCTAAATTAAAATTATTATTTTTTATATTTTTTATTTTGTTTCGATATTTATGTTTTTGTTCAAAATTTTTATAACCCTTTAATTTAGTTTTAGTTTTATACGATGTGTGGTTTTGGTTATTCAAATGACAGTTACAGTTGTAATGACAGTTACAGTTGTTATTATTAAAATTAGAGTCGTTATCGGAACTCGATTCATCATTATTTTTTAGATTCATATTCCTGGTCGTAAATGTTTCCGTGCACGTTAATGACGGGTCTGCTGGATTCTTTTTATCAGGAAAAATACACGGGTCCATATTTTTCACATCAGCTACTGCAACAAATTGGGTTTGAGTGCCCGTATTATCTTTTCCCGTATCATTTAAATTTGCATCTGTAACTGGCGTCACGGTTTGAAGAGTGACCGACATGCAGTCCGGATTTTCACCCATCATGAACGATTTGAATAAATTGAGAGGGTTTAATTTCCCTAAATCACCGATAACTCCTGGAATAAGTCCCTCAAATTCCGTAAAATCGGTACCTCCAAGTCCCGATGAAATAAACGGAATATTACCGTTGGGAATATTATCAATGTAAATGTACCGGTCGACTTTTTTCCCAGAAGCAACATCAGTACACTGTCCGCCAGTTTTTAAGAAATATTTATCTCCAAGTGGTCCACCCGTGGTTGATCCATTTTTGCCCGTAACCAGCACTTCCACATAATTGATGAGCCCATTCACATCATTTGTGAGAGCGCCAAAATTACCGTCATCCGACATTCCCATATCCGATGGTTTTAAAATGCGTTTCCAATATAAATAATCGGGACCCAGTACATTTTGCTCCATTCCCTTCATATCCGTCATTATATTTGAAAAAAAACTTGACATTTTTTATTTTCTATATTTATTCTTTATTATTTTTTTTAAAGTTTGGATTATGAATTGATGAGAATATATATTAGTTAATATAAATATAATAATAATTAATATTAAATTTATTAATATTATTATTGTGTGCAAACCCGATAATACGTGGAATGAATTGCCGATTTACTAGCTCGGTCAATTTTACACACATCGCCCGGTCGCATACATATTGCCAGCGCAACCGGATCGTACCTTGAAATATCCGGCAGCTGAGATTTATCGCCAACATTATACTTTTTCATCACCTCATCCAATTCTTCTTTGCTTAAAATTGTGTGCGGCGGAACGTATTGATGATTCAATATATTAAATTGAAGTCGGTCCAGAGATAAAAGCACAATGAACCTCCCCTGCAAAAATAATTGATTCAAATACTGATTCATCGTTTTGATTTCTTGCCTTGTCACAATAATTAAAGTGTCCTTATCGGTAAGAACAGTATCGTTTGCATTTGCAGATAATCCTGTTCCTCCGATTTCACCCCCGGCACCAAGTACGTACAAATCTTCTACCAAATCATTGATATGAGTTGTACTCAACATTTTCTCAAGGTGAAATTTCACGTATGCCTTTTTTTTGTGTTTGTCTTTGTCTTTACCCCTTTCTTTGTCTTTACCTTTATCAGACGACTTCTTTTCAACCAACATGTCAAGCTGCTTGTGCGTAAACATTGCATTCACTTCATTCACGCCAAAATTTGTATAACCATCTACATCATATCCCTGTGTTGTTAATAATTCCAATAAGTTTTTTCTCGCAGTATACAAACGCGATATTGTTTTACTTGCATTCGAAGACGACATTTATAAAAGTTGTTGTTATCTTCTTGTCTTGTTTATTGTCTCTTTAACAATAATATATGTATATAACTTTAATTCAATTTTTTATTATATTTTTTATAGGATAAATGCGAAACTGTGAAAGATAATAATTATATTATATTTATTTATATTTTTTATTCACATAAAAAATATAAATATTTCCCTTAAATCATACATCGGCGCCATGCCGCTGCATCAATTAACTAATTAATTATTTAATTAATTTACTGAATATCAACATGTGTCAAAAAGTGACGCCTGCAACACATTTTAGTAAATCCAATATCATCGAGCACTTGCCCCTCTGCCGTCTTTTTGATATTGTGCCTCGTTAAATAAAGCACCTTGTCAACGACAACTCCATCTTCTCCACCCTTCTGTTCTTCAAGTTTTTTCTCTCTAACTTTGCTCAAATAATACCTGTACTTATCTGCGATTACCTTTCCGCACGTATAGCACTTTACCGGAATAATCATTTTGTTAGTTTACGACGTTACGTTGGCGTTTTTGGCGGCTGTATGTGGTTTATATAAATATATTAATTTTATATCAATTTTTATTTTAATTGTTTTATCTTAATTAAAATATTAGTTTCTTAATTTTATACATTTATTTTTTTATAAAAAATAATAATATTATTAACTTATATAACGCGCGTAAATATGTATACTTGTGATGACTACGATGAAGCTGTCGTTAAAAAATACACCAAATTTGTTGGGGAAAAAGAAGTCAAACGTTTAACTAAACTATTTAAACCTGAAAAATTTGTTGGAAATTGGAAACAAGTGTTGTGTTCCCCTTCAACCCGCCTATTTGGTTCCGGTCCAAAATTCAGTTCTGTTGAAGCCACATATAAATTAAAAAAAAATGGTTTGGTGAGTGTTACGAATGATGCATATGATGGCGAGTTTAATAGAGTTAGCATATCGGGTGTAAGCAGAGCCAGAAAGGATGAAGTTCCAACTTGTCGAACTGTGGAATTCAACTTAAGGAAAAATGAAGGGGATTATTGGATTTTGTATGCCACTCCCAGTTTTGAAACAATCATCGTTGTTGCACCGATAATATTAAAAATATTCAATTGTCCACTCGTTATTACCAATAATTTTGGATTTTACGTTTTAACAAAAGATAGAAAAAAATTTTGGAAAACAGAAGAACAAACACATGTTGTGGGTACTTTGAAAAAATACGGATTTACACAATTATGGAATGGACCTATTGCAACAGGAGAAACGTATGATTTATAGAATTATTTACTTACAACGAGGTCCATTTTTTGTTTCTTTATAATAATAACAATCCACATCTATTTTTTTTCCAGAATCGTCATGATTAAATATCATACCGTTTTTATTTCCATAACGACACAAGCCGTCAGGATTATCGGCCGTAACTACCCAACCGCAGCAATCCGTATTTAAACAAGACGCTTTCCCAAATACTTTGCATTCGTTATCAACATCTGTTGCCGCGCTGCCTTTTGATGCATGCATGTT